AGAACTTGGTCGGTAATGACAACTTAAGGATAATGGAATGGCAATAATCAATGATGCTTTCGATGTAGATTATAGAATCGAATATTATGGTGTCAAAGTCCACCCAGAATGGAAAAAGAACATCCACAGATGGCAATATTATAGCGACAGTTATAATGGTGGTAATGACTATAGACAAGGTAGATACTTGGTAAAGTATGTACTTGAATCACAAGAAGATTATGAAGGTAGATTAAGAAACACACCTTTAGATAACCACTGTAAGTCAGTGGTAGAAACATTTAACAGTTTTTTATTTAGAACACCACCTAAAAGAGATTATGGTACAGCAGTATCAAATGACCCAAGTTTAGACAGCTTTTTAGCTGATTGCGATTTAGATGGTAGAAGCTTTGATGCTTTTATGAGAGACTGTAGCACATACAGTTCAATATATGGCAACATATGGGTGTTAATTGACAAACCGTCAACTAATGTACACACCAGAGCAGAAGAATTACAACAAGAGATCCGTCCCTATGTAAGTTTAATAACACCTGAAAATGTTATTGACTGGGAATATGATAGAAAGTCAAACGGAGTATATGAATTAACATCAATCACTATGTTAGATGGCATAGATGACAATGGTGTTTATTATAGAACTATTACAAAGACTGAAACAACAGTTTACAAAAAAACACAATTGGGCAAAGAAGCTTCAATAGTAGAAGTATTTGCTAACCCTTTAAATATAGTGCCTTGTATACCAGTGTATGCAGGCAGAACACAGAAAAAAGGTGTTGGTGTTTCAGACATATCAGACATAGCAGATGTCCAAAGAGGCATATACAATGAGCTTTCAGAATTAGAACAGCTTATACGGATTTCCAATCACCCAAGTCTTGTAAAGACAAGCGGCACACAGGCAGGAGCCGGTGCAGGTGCTATCATAGACTTGCCGGATGACTTGGACCCCAACCTAAAACCATTTTTGTTAGAACCATCGGGGTCAGGTATAACACAGATTATATCCAGCATCAACGAAAGAGTTGATAGCATAAACAGAATGGCTAATATGGGCGGGGTGAGATCAACCACAGCAAGAGCAATGAGTGGTGTAGCATTACAAACTGAATTCCAATTGTTGAATGCGAGACTATCACAGAAAGCTGACTTGTTGGAACTTGCTGAAGAACAGATATGGAGAATGTGGGCTCTATGGCAGAACAAAGTATGGGACGGTGTAGTGGACTATCCAGATAACTTTAACATACACGACAGAGAGAACACAATAACATTATTAAAACAAGCAAAAGAAACAAAACCAGAAAATGCAGAGCTTTTAAAAGAAATAGACATAATGTTAGCCAAAGCACTTATAACAGATGAAGATACATTGGAAACAGTTATAAATGAACAAGAAGAACAACAACAACCTTTACAAACAGATATGGTTCATAAACCAATGACTAACCCTACTGATATGATGACACATATGAGAGAGATGATACAACAGGGGTATACAAATGAACAGATTATGGAACTACATCCGGAGCTATCTAAACTATTCAGTCAAACTAACGGAGGAGATGATGATGCATAAAGGTAAAAAACACAAGAGTAAAAAAGGTGGAAAAAGAGGCGGCAAAAAAGGCGGCAAAAAAGGTGGCAGAAGAGGTTAATTGGACCGACTACTTTGCTTCTATTGTTTCAGTATGTCCTTGGAGTAAGGCATATTGGGCAAAACAAAAAATTGATGTTGTTAGGTGGGAAGGAACACCTTACCCACTTGACGGCTATGTAGCAAGAATGTACATAGCATATGACAAGACCCCCACACAATTAAAAAATATTATGAAGAGGCACAACGACTATTTTGATGATGAGGAATGGCTATACAGTCATCCTAAATTTGGAGGACATAGTACACCAGTGCCTGTACTCATACAACAAGATTATGATGTATTAGCAAAAGCAAGATCGCATCATAAATACACAAAACAATCATAAAGATTGGACAGTTAAACTTATGAACTATAAAAAAGGAGAACACGATGAGTGAAACGGAACAAAACACTGAGCTAACTCAAGCTCAAACTGATGTAGAAGCAACCGCAACTACTGATAGTGGAATTGAGGAGTCAAAGACTTTTACACAGGCTGACTTGGACAAAGTAGTAGCAGATAGAATCGCAAGAGAGCGAAGAAAATTTGAAAAAAAGTATGAAGGTATTGATCCAGAGTACTACAACGAATTGTCCGCAAAGGCTGAAAAGGAGAAGCAAGACAAACTGAAAGCAAAAGGTGAATTTGAACAAATTTTAAAAGACAGTATGTCCAAAAAAGATGAACAAATAAACCAATTGTTAAGTCAAGTAAAGACTATCAAAGTTGATGGCACTTTATTAGACACAGCTTCAAAACTTAAAGCTGTTAATCCAGGACAAGTTAGTACATTACTTAAGGACCAAGTAAGAATGAACGAAGCTGGAGATGTTGAAATTGTTGATCCTAAAACACAGCAAGTGAGATATAATGATAAAGGCGAACATTACACTATATCAGACCTTGTTAGCGAATTCTTAACTACTAATCCGCATTTTGTAGCGGCCACACCAGCTGGCAGTGGAGCAACAAGCAAAGTGGGTGATGTAGGTAGCGGTGAAAAGTTAGACATAACAAAACTTGATATGTCCAAAGCAGACGATAGGAAAGTGTATGCTGAATATCGTAAGCAAAAAGGCATATTGTAATTTTTATTATAAGGAGACCATAAAATGGCAGCAGACTCAACTACAAGTACATTGAATGACTTATTGTCACCAATCGTACAAGAAGCGATGTTCATTGCGAATGAAAAATCGTTATTAAGAGGCCTTGTAAGAAACTTTACTGTTCCTAGAAACTCTGGTAAAGTATTACAAGTTCCAATCTATCCAAAACAATCAGCTGATGCAGTGGCAGAAAATGCAGATTTATCTTCAGCGGCAGTATCAACTAATGTAGCAAACATTACATTATCTGAAATTGGTTTAATGACTACAGTATCAGACTTATCAGTAAACTACTCAGAATCAAATGTTGTTTCAGACATCGGTAGATTATTTGGTGAAGCAATAGCACTAAAATTAGACCAAACTATTGCGGCTGAATTTGACAACTTCTCAACTACAGCATTAGGTGGTGCTACAACAAACATTACACCAGCTAAAATTTTTGAAGCAGTAGCGAAGTTAAGAACAAAATCAGTAGATCCATCGGGCATAGTGTGTGTATTACACCCACTTGTAGCTCACGATGTTAAATCAACTATTACTTCAACATTTGCGGCTCCGGCTTCAGATATGGGTAATGAAGCAATGAGAACTGGCTTGATTGGTAATATTGCAGGAATTCCTGTATACGAATCAGCGGCAATCACTTCAGCTTCTGGTGCATCAAAAGGTGCGGTATTCCACAGAGATTCAATTGGCTTGGCAGTAGGCGAAGACATCAAAATTGAAACTCAAAGAGATGCCTCAGCTCGTGCGACAGAATTAGTTGGTGTTGGTACATTCGGTGTTGATATGTTAGAAGAAACATACGGTGCGGAAATGTTCTTCCAAACATCACTATAATTTTAATAGTACACTATAGTGGGGAGCAATCCCCACTATATTTTAACAAGGAGACACGATGAGCAATTATACTACTGATGCAGACATATTGGAATATGAACCAACTATTAAAGAGTATGGTATCATAGACTTTAGTTCAGCACATTCAAAGACTACAGCAGACATACAGAGACACTTAAGAATAGAGTGGTGGCCTCGTGTTAGAAGAGCAAAAGATTATTCAAATTACTTTTCAACAACAGATTTAGAAATGAACAATAGTAAGCTAACAGCAAGCCAATTTAAAACAGCGGCAGTTTACCATTGTTTAGCATATTACATACTACCACAACTTACACAGCATATGGCAGACCCAGATAGGTTCCGTATGATGATAGACTTTTACAAAGCAAGATTTAGAGAAGAACTTGACTATGTTTTAGCTGACGGCATCAAATACGATTGGGATGGTGACGGCACAGTTGAAGCAAGTGAAGAACAACCACAACACTTCAATAGATTGGTAAGATAGTATGTCCAACATTAGAGAAGACATAGCAAAAGACATAGTACAAGTATTACAGGGTATAACTGATCCTGCAATAGTATTAGTGTCAAGGAACCCAATAAACACTACAGACCTGTCTATAGCACAATATCCAGCTATTTTTATTAGAACTACAAGCGAGTTAAGAGACGATGCGACAATGACAGACTTGCGATTTAGTGAAATAGAGTTTACAATAAGTGGATATGTTAGAGCTTTATCAAGTGCCACAACAGTTAATAATTCAATTGATGAACAAAAGAATAATTTAATTGAAGCAGTTGAAGAAGCATTAGAAACAGACAGAACAAGAAATGGTAAAGCATTAAACAGTTTTGTCTCAAACATTGTAGCGGATGATGGAAGTATTTTCCCAATTGGTAGGGTAGATATTACATACACAGTTCGTTATAAATATACACGAGGAACACTATAAAATGAAGATAACAGTTTATAAAAATGACAAAATGAAAGTGTGTGGCAGACACGAGGCAATGAATTTAGTGGCTAATGAGGGATACTCATACAGCCCTAATACAACACCAGCAAAAGCTAAAAAGCAATCCAAAGCTAAAGTCAAAGTTGATGCTGATGTAATAAAACAGGATGCAGATCCAATTATTGACTTTAGCGACATTAAAGGAGATGAATAATGGCAACATATACAGGACACGATGGTAAAATTGAATTTACTGGTGGTGGTCAAACAGACAAAGCTATCGTAAATTTAAGAAACTTTTCTATCGAACAAACACAGGACACAATCGAAAATACGGTTATGTCAGCTAACGGCTCTAGAACATATGTACCTGGATTATCAACATACACTATTAGTGGTGATGTATTCTGGGACGGTTCTGATTCAACAGGGCACTTCTTATTAGGTGAAGACTTTATGAATCACGAAGGTGAAGATTCGGCTATTACTTTTAAAGTATACCCATCTGGATCAGTTGGTTCAGTAAGCAACACTAAATTTGAAGGTAGTGCTATTTTAACAAGTTTTTCAATCACAAGTACAGTTGACGGAATGGTTGAAGCAAGTTTTACAGCACAAGGTACTGGTACATTAGCGGTTGATCTAATTTCATAGGTGTCACAGTGATTGGCATTAGGTACAAAAGCAGTCGTAATATTAAGGATTTGAGCACACAAGTAAAAGCTCTAATCAAAGATATACGAGAGCAAACATACCAAACAGCACGATCACTTACACCTGTTGATACTGGATTTGCTAAAAGTCAGTGGAAAAAACGAGACCAAGTTAAAGGTTTTAAGGTGACAAATACCACACCTTACATTCCTTTTTTAGATGAGGGTAGCTCTAAACAAGCACCCAATGGTATTACAAAACCTACTGTCAGGAAAATGGCAGGATACATTAGAACTAAAAGCAGGAGATTAAAACGATGACTGATTCGGACAAACAAACACAACCCGCAATTGATATAATAACAGGACACTTTAAAAACAAATTAGGTGGAGATTTATTAAAATACAACAGCGAGGATTGGGGTATTGACATATACTATAAAGCAACGGCTTCATTGGCAGTTGAAAATAGAATTATGACTTTACAACAGCAAGGCAAAACGGCAGAAGCACTTGTAGAAAGTATAGTAAGCAAAGCACTGACTAAAGATGGTGAAAAAATGTTTAAACCAACTGATAAACCAACTTTCTTACACGAAGTAGACCCACAAGTTATTATAAAAGTGGCTACTGTACTTAACAATGCCAATGCTGAAAGTGTTGAGGCTATTGAAAAAAACTAATAGGGGACAGGCACTTGTACAACCAAGTGGCCCTAGCTGATTATTTAAAAATACAAATATCAGATATTTTGAAAATGTCCCATTTAGAGTATAAGACTTGGTTGGCTTACTTCCAAGTTCAAAAGCGAGAACACGATAACGAGATGAGGAAACAAGGTGGCGGTAAAAGAGCAAATAA